ATTCCCGGGGGGTGCCTGCGAGGTCGTTATACGCCTTGCTTCGGAAGTTCTCTTCCTTGAACATGTGCTGGAACATGTCATGGGTGACGCCGGTATTCTTGGCGATCTGCTCGAAGAGCGTCTTGCTCTCCTCATCCATAACTGCCGTGAGCGCCTGATCCCGCTGCCGGGTGGCGTTGGCGATCAGGAGATTGGAATCCACGCTACCGCGAGCCGCCGCGACCGCCGCGTCGTAAGCGGCATTGATCGAATCGACATCCTTTAGGGTGTCCATCTGGGCCTTCAGCTCAGGGATGAACTCGGCCATCTCCCGCAGCGCAGCGTTGTAGGCGTCCAGTTGCTCAGTACCGAACGCCTCCCCAACCTTGTCGGCGGCGTCGGCCAGACCCAGCAGCACCATGTCGGCTTGGCTGGCCGTGCCGTTGAGCACGCGCAGCACCGCCTCCAGCTCCTTGCTCTGCTTGGAAAACTCGATTGCCGAGTCAGAGCCCTCAAGGATCGCTTCAGCCATCTCACGAACGGTGTCGTTCTCAGCCGCCTCGGCGATGCCGCTGACCGCCTCCTTGAAGTCGTTCGCCTCGATCTCCCCGGCCCGGAACTCTGAGATCAGGTTGCGCAGGGAATCGACCTGAGCCCGAGCCGCGCCGCTGAGCGCAGTCTGGATGCGACCCACCACGTCGAACATGCCGCCGCCCGAAGCGCTTGCCAGTGCGTCAATGGCCTCATCGCGCGCCTTCAGCGACTTCTCCAGAGCGATCCGGGCTTCGGTGATGGTGCCCTTCTCGATGGTGCTGGCCCATGCCTTGTTGGCCCCGCCAGCGGCGTCGTAGGCGTTCTTGACCCGATCCACGACCTTGCGGTGCGCTTCCATCGACTCCGACGCCGCATCGGCCCCGGTGCTCCAGAAGGCGAAGGCAGCGGCGGCGGCGCTCAGCAGCAGGCCGATGCCCGTGCTGGAGGTCAGGGCCTTCATGGCGATAGTCAACCGGCCCACGGCCCCGGCCGCAGCCGTGGCAACGGGGATGTTCGACGCCATGCCCGCCTGCACCGCAAGCATGGAGGCGTGGGCGAGCCGGGCTTGGAAGGTCGCCGCCATGAAGGCGCTGCCCAGACCAAAGAGGAAGGGCACCAGCCGGATCGTGATGATCCCGGCCATCACCGTGGAGACCAAGCGGAAGTTCTCGATCAGGGTCGTCAGCAGGTCGATCAGCGAGCCCACACCGGCCGACACGCGCGCCACGAAACCTTGGAAGTCCGAAGACCGCATGGTCTCATTGAGCTGGACCAGCAGGTCATTGTAGGCGTCGATGAAGCCGTTCTCAGCGAACGCGAGGTTGGTGGCCGTCACGGTGTTCTGGAGGAACCCCATGTTGGCCGACACGGTATTCAAGGAGCCCGCGAGCTGCGGGCCAAACTTGCGCGTCAGTTCATCGGCGAAGCCGATCAGCGCGTCACTGCTGACCTGCCCCTGTTCCATCATCTTGATGAGTTCAGCCGTGGTCACGCCCAGACCGTCAGCCATGAGCTGGAGCGCGCCCGGCAGGCGATCCCCGAGCTGCTGGCGGACCTCTTCCATCTGGACCGCCCCTTTACTCACAATCTGAGTCAGGGCCACGAAGGTGCCAGCCATCTCCTCCATGGAGACCTTGTTGACGCGGGCCGCCTCGGCGACTGCGACAAAGATTTTCCGGGTGTTCGCGCCTTCGAGGTTGGTCCCCTCCGTGGCGACGGCGAACTTGGAATACTCCTGCGCCAGCGCACCGAACTCGATGCCCAGCCGCTCGGCCGTGCGCCGGATGAAGTCAAGCTCCTCGCCGGTCTTGGTCTGATCGCCGCCCATGACGACGTTGAGCCGCGAGGTCGCTGCCTCCAAGGTCTGGTAGGCGTCAATCACGCCGCCGAGCGCGCTGATGGCACCGTAGAACCCGGCGTAGGAGGCGATAAGCGCCAGCACCTCGCCCCGGAGGCGCTGCGTCCACGACATGGCGGTACGGCTCTCGCCGTAGAACTTGCGGATCGCTTGGGAAAACTTGTCGGTGGCGGTGGCCGCCTGCCGTGCAGTGTTGGCAGACCGTTGGTTGCCCTGCGCGATCTTGTCGGCGGCAGAAGCGGCGCGCGAGGCGGAATCGGCCAGTGCCTTGTTGGCCTGAGCTGCGGCATGTTGGATCGCCCGGACTCGGTCGAGTGCCGAGGCGCTGCCCTTGAGCGTGGCGGCGAACCGCACATAGAGCGCGTTGAGCTGATCTACATCGGTCACCCCGGCGCGCAGAGCGGCCCGCAGAGCGGCAAGAGCCGCCTTCTGCTGGGCATACTCGCCGCTGATGTTGTTGCTGGCGGTGAGGAGCTTGTTATAGGTCTCCACCATTTCGCGTGTCGGAACACCGACCCGGCCCATCTCCGCGCCGAGCGCCGCGATCTCTTTCCGGTTTGCTTGGAAAGCATTATTGATCTGGGCCATGGTGGACTGCTGCTGGCTGAACGCCTTCAGCAGCGGGCCGCGCGCCTCGGCCGCGAGCGCCGCCATGGACGCCTTGGCCTGAGACTGGGTGGCCTCCAGCTCGCGCATCGCCTGACCGGATCGCTCGACCCGATCTTCCACGCGCGCCAGCGTCTCGGCGATGTCCTCCTGCGCCCGGGTGAGGGCCTTCTGATCGCTGGCCGCTGCCTTGGCCGCAACGCCGAGTTCCTTGTACTCGGACTTGGCAGTCGCCAGCTTTGCGGCGGTCTCCGTTACCGTGCTGCCCGCCTGCTCAAGCTGAGCCGTGAGCGCGTCGATCCCGGTGTTGGCCCCGATGATGGCGGTCTTGGTCAGCTCCAGCTCTTGCTGCAACCCGGCCATCTTGCCTTCGGCCTTGGCGAGCGAGCGTACCGACGCCTCGAACCGGGCTTGGAAGGTCTCGGTGGGCTTGACCATGCCCTCCAGCTCGCGCGAGAGCCGCTCGAACCGCTCCCGGGCCTTATCGACCTTGGCGGGCTGCTGCGCGAGGCTGTTGGTCAGACGGGCTTCCGCCTTCACCAGCTTGTCGCGCTCGGCAACCGATTCGTTGAGGGTTCGGTTCAGCTCGCGCTGATCGGCCTTGGCCTTCTTGGCGGCCTCGCCCTGCTTGGCGACCGCTGCCCCGGCCTGCGCCATCTTGGTGTTCAGCTCGGCGGCCGACTGCCCGGCGCGTTCCAGCTCGGCGGCGAGCCGTTGGCTTTCGGCGGCGGTCTCGACCATGGCCTGCTGGAGCCGGTCGGATTCAGCCTGCGCCCGCTCGAACTGCTTGCTCAGGCTATCGCCGACCGAGAGGCCCTTGAAGACGCTATCCAGTTTCGTGAGAGCTTGCCCGAGGCGGCCGAGGGTGTTGTCCACCCCCGCCCCGGACTTAGCGAGGTCTTCCTGCTCGCCGGTCAGCGTCTCGAACGCCTTGGCGATGGTATCGACCGCTTTGGTAGCTTGGTCGCGCGCCCGGATGACTAGCTCAACGTCTTTGCGCGCGGTTGCCATGCTTTATTCCTCTACCTCTGGCGGGACCCAACCATTGTCGCTAACGACGTGATCTGGCGGGGGCCACTGTACCGTTTCGGCCTCGCTTCCGATAGAGCGCGGGACCGTCTCGATTGACAGCTTTTTCATGCGTCTCTCGAACGCCTTCCCGGCCTTCTTATCAAGGATCGAGCCGACGGCCAATTGGAGCAAGGAAAGCTCGGTCACGGTGGCGGAATTGCGCTGCTCAATAATGAGCAACGCTTCGTCTTCCACCATGCCGAGGGGGTATAGCCGGGCTTCAGGATGCCCGTTAGCGAGGAGAAGGCTTATGCGGCGTCGGATTCCCCAGAGCCATCCGTCGAGGCTCCTGTCAACGTCGTCGCGAGGCCGCCCGCCTTCTCCATCATCGTGGTGACGGCCTCCACCAATTTTTTTACTTCGGCCTCGCTGACGAACGTGTGTTCGATAGCAGCCATCAGGATTTCGATCTGCACGCCCGGGGTGAGCTTGGCGGCCATGTCGGTCGCGTCGGGCTCATCCACGGCAATGGCGATCATGGAGGCCGCGAGTTCCGGCATTTCCATCAGGGAGGTTTGGATCAGCTCGCCGACGCTCTTGCCGTCAAGGGTCCCGGTCTTGGCCTGCGCCCAGACCCGGCCAAACAGCAGGACCATGGCCGCGCCATGTTCGTTCATCAGCTTGGTGAGGTCAGCAAAGTTGAGCCCCCGCACCGTCACTGACGCTTGTGTCGGTGCGAGGATAACCGTGGTGCTCGGCACCACGTAGTCTTTCAGTCCCATGTGTCGTTCCTTTGTGTCAGGCAGGCTTAGTTGAAGACGGGATCACCGTTCATCAGGATCGCTTCACCAACCTCGGGCTTGAGGATTTCGAGGCTCAGCGGCAAGGTCTGCCACTCATCGCCCTTCAGGTTGAAGTCACCATTCGGGGTGATCTTAACGTAGGGGAGATAGTAGTGGAAGTTCTCGCCCTTCGGGTTCTTCGCCTCGTAGAGCATCGCGCCCTCGATTGGCGTGGAGCCGGAGATCACGCGCGAACGGGTCGAGCCGAGCACCGCGAAGTTCACGGTGATGTCGTCACCCTTCACGACGGAACCGCCTTCGAGGACGGTGATCGTGCCGAGGTTGGCGTTCACGGTGTAGTCGGTGCCAAGGTCCAGCTCGGTGCCACCAGAGGTGACAGTCAGCGTGGCGGCGTCGATACCGAAGTACCCGGCCGGGTTGGTGTCGGTCACGCCGAGCTTGAACTGCGCGCCGGGTTCCACGTCGGTGAAAGTTTCATCCTGCGCGGGGACCGGGACCTGAACCACGGTGTCCTTGGTGCCGAAGAAGAAGTAGGACACGTTCTCCGGGCGGATCGAGTCGGTGGTGAGCGAGCCGGTGCGGGTCACTTCCAGCGGCACGCTATCGTCCTTCTCGCGGATACCTTCATCCGAGCTGAAGTGATCGAGGTTTTCCGACTCGATGGTCAGCGAGAACTCCGGCGTGTTGCCGATGTAAATGAAGCCAGCCGGTTTGCGCGTGCCGGGCTTGAAGCGCGAGAAGCTAACCTTCCCACGACCAAGCGTGTAGTTCTGAGATTCCTGTTGTGCCATTTTGCAATCCTCGCAATGGTCGGTGGGGATACCCTACAAGTTTATCTCATAGGGCTTCGACAAGTCTTCCACAATCTCAAGCGTAATGTTGAGCCAGAAGTACGCCTTAGACGATATTTCATCTGGTGGTCGTACCACACCCGCGCCGAACCGCAAATCGGTGACGTGATTACCGAGGCCGAGGATGTCGAAGTCGCGATTCCGGGCCTTCTCATAAGCGAGCCGGACCTTGGCTGCGGCCATGAGATAATGCGCGGGATCGGTGGGGTTCTCGAAGTCGTCTTGGACGAAGCCCTGAAGCAGCAGCTCCCAGTCGCCCGTGCTTGCCGTGCTGTCCGGGGCGCTGCCGACCTGCTCGACGGGGATCGGCGCTTCGAGGATCGAGAGCAGCACTTCGGGATCGTCGTCACCGTAGATTACTCGGCCCCGAAACACCGCGCCCTCAAGGGTCTGCGGCGGGACATTGGGGTCGTACTGATAGACGGTCTGCTCAAGCGTCTTCGTGAGGTTCTGAAGGATACGCAGGCGCAGGGGTGGCGGGAAAGGGATCATCGGGTCCTCAAATCAAAGAGCCGCTGGAACTCTTCAGCCAGCTTCTCGGCGGCCACGGGGCTTACGTCTTGTGCAACACCTTCGCCCTCATTGTCGAGGAAGACCTGCTGCACGGACGGGCCGTAGAGCAAGTACAAGCCGTTCGCCATCCGCACGGCGGTGCTGCGGTTGCGGAGCGATTCGCCCTTCGGTAGCCGCACCGCGAGGCCGAAGTTGCCCTTGGTGTCGGCATTGCCGCGCAGCCGGATCACGAACGCCCGGCGCAGGTTCTCGGTCTTGCCGTTGCGCTTCACCTTGACCTGCACGCCGACCTGCTTGTCAGCCAACGATCCGGTGACGAACCGTGCAAGGCTGGTGGGGCGGCGGCGCGCGGTGATCGCGGCTTCCGGCTTGCCCCTGCTGGCGAGGCGGCTGACGAACAGGCGCTTGGAGCCCGGGTTCAGGTACGACTCGGGGAAATTGATCTGCGCGAGGATGCGGCGCGCGCTATCGGTGCGCGTGCTCTCGGCGGTCTTGTTGACAGCCTGCACGGCGGCCAGTGAAATCTGGGGCGGCAGATCGGCCAGCGCGCCAAGGTGCTCCAGCCCTTCGACCACCACGAGGTAGTTGTTCCGGGCCATGCTAGAGGCTCGCGGCGATGTAGAGGAGGAAGAGCACTGCGGCCAGTGCGGAGAGCTTCGCGATCACGGTCAGCATCGGCATGTCAGTCCTCGCGGAAGAGCAGACCAGTGAGTTGGTTCTCGGGAACCTCGGCGACCCGCACGGTGACCGTCAGGCCGTCGTCAGGCAGGGTCACGCCGAGCCGGTATGCTTCTGGGCGGCCGGTGCCGCTGTGCGCGGCGCTTATGGTCACGTAGCCGCCACGCTTGGGCTCGCGGACCTCTGGCACCCAGAACACCAGCCGGGGCGCTGTGTCTTCGTTCTCGGCCGAGTTGAGGTTGGTCCCCTTCTGGTTGCCGAGCAAGACGAACTTCGTGTGGACGCGGACATGACACGGCACCGGCACGGGGTCCACACCCGGAGGCACGTATAGGGCACGGACCCGCATCTCGCGATGCAGGTCCGCACGGGCTTGGGCCTTGATCTCTCGAAGGCCCATGATCTTAGACCAGACCGCCGTCGTCCGAGCCAGCGGGGTTGCCGTTGGCATTGGCCGTGGTGTTGGCCCCGGGGTTGGTGCCGGTGCCGTCCTTGTTGCCGCCAGTACCGGACGCGCCGACATTGCCGTTCTTGGCATCAGCGGGCGAGGCAGCGGGCTTGCCGACGCTGGCGTTGGCCTTGGCCGAGGTCTTGGGCGCAGTGGTGCCCTTGCCCTTGGCAGCGTCGAGGCCAGCCTGCGCGGCAGCTTCGCGGCGCTTGTTCTCTTCGGCCTGCTCGCGGTTGACGCGGGCGTTCTCGACGGCAGCAGCTTGCTTCTGCTCTTCCGTCAGGCTGGTCAAGGACTCGACGTGGGTGTCCTTGGTGTCGTCGGACGTGGCCTTGCGGATCGCGCCGAGACCGATCAGCTCATCGGCCTCTTCCTTCTTGTCGATCACCAGCACCGTGCCGGGCGCGATGTTCTTGGTGACCGGGCGCTTGGCCGGGGTGTTGGCAGTTTTGGCAACGCCGGGCTCGACCGTGACGGCGAGCGTGGCGAGGGTGACGTACTTCTGGCTCATCTTCAGGTTCCTCGTGGATGGGATGACCGGGAGCCGTGGCCCCCGGCAGGCGGAAGCTGACCGAAGCCAGCGACCGGGATGCTTACGCGACCACGCGGGCGCGGAGCGTAGCGTTCGGGTTGACAGGAACCATGAGCGGGGCCGACTGGTTCATAATGAACGTCGCGCTCGGGTCCTGTTCGTTCCACATTTTCGAGAACACGGGCATAGCTTGGAGCTGCGCACCAATATCCTGAATAGCGCCGAAGCAACGGACGCCCCGGACGGACGGGCTAGTCAGAACGATGTCGCGGGGGTCCATGAAGGGAACCACGGTGCCATCGGCGTTCTGGTAGTAGTCCGAGTAGATATAAACGTCGAGGTTGTTCGACAGCTTACCGGCATACTCGACTTCGAGCCCTTCCTTCAGGCCGAGGTTCAGGTTCACGCCCGCATTGGACTTGAACTGCACGTTCATAAACTCGCGCAGCTCTTCGTCTTCCTGCATCACGTCCCAGACCTTGGAACCGATGGTCAGGCGATTGACCACGCCGCCGAACTTGGCGTTGCGGACCATCTGGATGAAGCCCTGAAGGGTCTTCAGGATCGACACGCCAGCGTCACCGAAGCGAGCACCGGCACCCAGAACCACCGAGTGGGCGGGGTCGCGGCCGAAGTCCACAATCGTCAGCGGGTAGGCTTCGTCTTCGAGGGTGTTCAGGCCGTAGAGGATCGCGTTCGCGGCCATCCACTCCCAGCGGCGCTCGATGGCGTAGCGGTGCTGGCGCTGAATGTCGGCAACAATGGCGTCATAGCGCTGCTTGGGGGACAATGGCTGCTGACGGCCCAGATCGCCGATACCGGCAGCGCGCCGGATCATGCGGGTGGCAGTCACCGGGTCCTTCGGCTTCACGTAGGCGGGCTTCACGACCGTGCGGCGTTCAGCGGCCGAATAGATCGGCTTGCCCTGAGCAGTGGGGACCACGAGCGGCGCGAGCTTGCGGACATCGCTGATCCGACCGAAGTCGATTTCTTCGGTGGTGAACTCGATCTGCTGCTGGAAGAAGTTATCCAGCCAGTAGGAGCTGGGGGGCTGCATATGCACGTCGTCAGCAAAGACGCCGAGCAAGGTGCGGCTGTCATAGATGGTGTTCTCGATCATTTTGTCTACCTTGCCCAGCGGGCTTTAATGACAATGGGGAGGCCGGGGTTACCCGGCCTTACACGTCGATGGCGTCAGAGTTGAACTTCTTCTTCGACACGAAGTTGGTCGGGGACGCGCCGCCCTCGAAAGCCGACTTCTTCTGCGCGTCGGTGGTGCCTGCGGGGAATACGAGGCGATCCATGTTCCAATGGCCCTGACGGTACACGTCCACGGTCGTGGTCTGCCCGGCGAGGGTGACAACTGGGGCCGTCAGGATGCCATAGGCGGGCTCACCGGCCACCCACTTGGTGATGCCATCAGCGTCACCGCCGACGACTTCATAAAGGACGCCCTCGAAGCTCTCGGGGACTACGACGGTGGTCGTGGTCGCCGCAGGAGTGTCGCCAAAGCGAACATCGTCATTGCCGCCGATAGACTCGGTGGCGAAGCCAGCGATGCCGGGCGCGTTATGCGGAATATTGCGATCATGTGCCATTGGGAAGCTCCCCTTGGTGGCAGGTTGAGAAACGAGCCCGGCGTGGGCTCCGGTTACTTATGCACGCTTCTGGGACTTGACACCAGTCTGCGAGCCGTAGGCCCCGAGGATCGAGGACACGTTGCTTGCCGTGTCGTCGCCGCCGTCGCCTTCGCCCTCGCCGCCAGCTTCAGCGCCGACTTCAGGATTGCCCGAGCCCATGGCGGCCTCGAAGTGGGTCTGCTGGCGGGTGGCCGTGGTGGTGGCACCGACACCGGGTGCGGTGGCCGTGGTGGTGGTGGCAGCAGGAGCGGCGGCGCTCTCTTCCGGCAGATCAGCGAGGAAGGCCACGATTTCTTCGGCCGACATCGAAGTCTTCAGCGCGCGGACAGCGGCCTTGGGGCGCTTTTTGCCGTCGTCCGAATCGAGGACGGTGTTCATGCGGGCCGTAGCGGCAGCGGTTGCTTCAGCAGTTGCAGCAGCGCGGCCTGCGGTCTCACCGGCAGCGTGGCCTTCGGTGTGGGCAGCGGTGACAGCGGCGTCGTACTGCTCTTGCGTGTAGGTAGCCATGTCTTCATCTCCGTTCAGGGCTTCATCGGCGAAAATCGCCATTTCATCTTCCAGAGCGCCGAGGCGGTCAGCAAAGCCGATCTCGATGCCGTCTTCTGCGTCATACGTCAACGCTTCGGTGTCGCGAACAGCTTGCTCATCCATACCCCGGTTCCGGGCCACGGTGCTTGTAAATACCGAGTAGAGCTTTTCGAGACGTTTTTCAATGCGCGCCTTGACTTCTGCTGGCAGGGGCTCGGCACTATTGCCATCCACCTTATGCTTGCCACGGAAAATGTAGGTCAGTTTGACCCCCATCTTCTCGTATGCTTTGGAGAAATCGACGTGCGCAGTAACGACGCCCACCGACCCGACGCCGCCCGAGCGGGTGACGATTCCATTGCCCTTGCCGGGTGCGCTGAAGATCGCATAAGCAGCCGAGTACGCGCTGTCAGCGGAGAACGCGCGCATCGGCTTCGCGTCCCGATTCTCGTAGATGAAGTCGGTCACCTCGAAGCACCCGGCGACCTCGCCGCCCGGGCTATCGATGACGAAGGCGATCTTGCTGACGTTGCTGTCCGCGAGACCACGCTTGACCGCCATCTCGATGTATTTGTACCCGGTCGCCCACCGGCCGTACTGATAGGGGAAGCGGTTGAGCAGAACCCCCATGACGGGGATTTGGAGCACGCCGTTGACGACATTGTAGGGCCGCAGGGCAGCGATCCAGCTATCCTCGCCGGAGCCCCAGAAATCATCGTCGTTCGCCGCGCCAGAGACCGCGTTGCCCACCATCTCGGCCGCGTGCTCGTGCCCGAGTACATGGGCCACGCTCGCCTCGAATAGCTCGATCTTGGCGGGGTCGATCAGCAGGGGGTTGGTCGATAGCTGCTGGAGCAAGGGTTGGCTATTCAGTGCTGGCATTTTCTTGCTCTCCGGTCTTCTCGCGCGGCTCACCCGACGCTGCGTTCATCATGTTGTCGTCCAGCTCCATGACCAGACCACGAGCCTCAAGCTCCTTGACCTCTTTCTCCCGCTGGATGAGGACCTTGCGCCAATCCTTGCCCTGCTTGGCGATCTCATCTTCGAGCGTCGAGAGGTTGTATTTCAGGCGCAGCGCGGCGGCTTGCGTTTCCTTCAGCTCATCCACCTGACCCATGGCCGCGCCGATCCAGTCGCATTGGGTGTATGCGTCCATCATCAGGGGGTCGTAGATATTGGGCAGGCGGGAATACTTCATGGTCTCCAACATGTTGTTGTTGACCATCTCCTCGAACGTCAGCCGCAGGATGTGACTGGCGAACCGATCCGCCACGCGGCGCTTGCGCACGGTCATCGCCTTGCGGGCTTCGACCATACCGGCGCGGGCGCTCGAATAGTTCGTCTTGCTGTAGTCCTTGGATAGCTGCTCGTAGCTGATCCCGAGGATCGCGGCGAGGTGGCGCAGCAGGCTTTGCTCGAACTCCACACCCACGCCGCCACCGGCACCGGCTGGTCGGAGCTGGAGCTTGGTGCCCGGGAACAGGTGAGGGATTTTCACGCCGTCGAGCTGTAGGTGCTTCGAGGACTTGGCATAGGCGGCAATCGCGCCGAGGTACTGGGCGGCGAAATCGGTGACTGCCTTGCCGGGACCCTGCGTGCCGATCTGGGCGTAGGCGGCCTCCGGGGGCAGCTCGCTCTCAATGCTGGCGGCGAACATGGCATTGGCGACGGCGTTCTGGAGGGTCACGTCGCGGAAGCGGTTGGTGATCTTCAGGGCCTTCAGCCCGGCCACGATGTCGCTGACGCCGCGCGTCTGATCGGGCCGGGTGGCGTCGTTCAGATAGATGACCTGCTGGCGGCCCCAAGGCTTGCGCGCGGGAATGCGCTTCCACTGGAACTGGTCGAGCGCCCGGTCGAAGTCGGACGGGTGGGCCATGCGGATGTGGTAGGCTTGGGCCGCGCCGTAGCGATCCATCTCGATGCCGCCCCGGATACGCTTGTCGGTGCCCTGAAGCTCATAGGGCGTCGAGAGCCGGTCGCAATCGACCATCTGGATCGCCGTGTGGACAGGCCGCCCTGCATCGCGCAACCACTCGGCCGTCGCCAGCACCTCGCCGCCAACGCAGTCGAGCCCCACGGCCATGCGGACGAGGCCCGTGAGGGTGTTCTTGCGCGAGGCGTCGAGCCAGTTGTTCGGCGATTCCGCGATCAGATAGAACTTGGACTCGAACTCCTCCTTGAACTCATCGGCCCACTGCTCATCGGCACCAGAACCGAGCACCGCCAGCTCCGGCTTCATCACGGGGAAGAAGTCGCTGCCGACGATGTTGTCCTTCTGGACGTTGACGCCCGACTGCACGAAGCCGTCGTTCTCGGCCATCTGGCGCACGCGGGCGTCGTTCGTGCCCTTGCCGGGCAGGATCGTGGCGTCTGCTGACTGGATGGGGGGCGACCACAAGCCGAGGTCGTCGGTGAAACGCTGGGCGCTTTCCAGAGTCCCCATAGCAAGGTCCCGGGAAGTTCCCGGGCCTACGAGGTTGTCGATCTGGGCTGCGTGGTCGGAGTCGAAGATTTCCATTAGATCATCACCGTGGATGGGCCGATGACACTGCCAATGCCAAGCTGCCGTTCAAGCTCTCGGATGTAGGCGAGGAGCTGGCCGCGCGTGGACCCCTCGTACTCGATCCGCTCACCGTTCTGATCTACGAAGACCTTGGCGCGGCGGCCCATGTTGAGATCGTGATAGGCGGCCCGGGCTTCGTTCAGCCAGAGATGGAGCTGTTGCGTGTGCGTCAAAACCACCATGAAAGTCCCCTACGCAAGCTCTGCCGCCAATGCCGAAAGATCATAGTCATCACCCGGCATATTGTCGAAAGGTTTATCTTCGACCTTCGGGTCGAAAACAAGGTCGTTCTCGGACCACTCCTTTGCCCACCCCTGCTGCGGGTAATCCCAGTCTATGTACTCGGCCATGATCGTGGGCAACAGGATGGCGCTCAGGCAGTAGACGAGCAGGTCCCAGCTTTCGTTCCGGTAACCCTTGGGATTGATCCAGCCCTTCTTGGGGTCCTTCACTTCCACGCACAGCTCGGAATAGAACGATGATCCCAGCCAGTCGGGGAAGTTTATGCAGCCGCCGCGCGGATCGACGCGATCCAGCATGGAGTTCAGCCTATCCTTCTGCATCTGGGTGTTAATCATCAGCACCGGGATTTCCCCGCGCGCCCCGGCGTGCCGGTCTTTACGTTGGCTGTCCGGGTAGGAGATCACGGCGCGCGGCGCGTTGTCGTTCGAGGCACCCTTGAGCAGCGTGAACCGCCCAGCCAGTGTGGGCTCCCAGAGGGCTTGATCGGCGTCCGACTGCTGATCGTCACCCGACCGACCGGTCTTGAGCCAGCGGACGAACTCGTAGGCGTTCGCCGTGAAGCCCTCACTACCGCCCGAGTCGCAGACGGTGTGCATGATCGCCATCTCGCGACCTGAGCCGTCGCCCAGAGGATAGGTCTTCTTGAGCACCTGTTTGACCAGCAGCTTCCAGTCCTCGGAATACGCCCCGGGATTGACCCAGAGCAATTGCGTGGGGTCGTCCTTGTCCCGGCGCGCGGACTTCTGGATGTAGAATCGGTCGATCACCCAAATGTCCCCACCGGGGCCGATCCCATGGACCTGCACCTCGAACCGGTTCTTCTGCAAATCGATGGTGGCGATCAGGAAGCGGACGCCCCACGGCACCACCTTCATGCCGAAGTCCTTGGCCCGGGCCTTGAGCTGATCGGGAATACGGGCGTTCGCCTGCGACTTGGGCAGGTAGGGGAGGCCCTGATCCACGTTGATGGTGGTCTTCAGGGCGGTCTCGCTGCCGCTGTCCTCGTATTCCTTCTCGGCCTTGAGCCAGTTCAGCCAGAGCGTCTTCCAGTCCGAGAACGCCGCGCAAACACCCTTGAGCCAGAAGCTCGCGATGTCCGAGCGGAAGGGCTCGCCGACGATCTCTTTCTCGGGGGTCCATGTCTGCCCGTCCTTCACCCATGCTGCCTCCTCGGCGTTCATGGTGTGCTTGCCCGGGCCTTCATCGCCCGAGATCGAGGGGTTGTGGGAATAGACCTGCCCGCAGTGCGGGCACGCCATGGTCACCGCTTCCGCTTGCTCCATCTCATCAGCGCTATCGTTCGTGCTCAGCAGGTTGAAATTGGGCTCGAAGGCGTTGTGGCACGAGATGCAGTGCCAGTAGAAGAGGCGGCGGTCACCACGGTTGTAGAGCCCGAGGATGCCCCCCGTGGGCGGCGCTTCGTGCTTGGTCTTGCGCTGCCACTTGGTATTGGTGATGACCTTGCCCGGCGACGACTCGGCGGCACACATGCCGTGGGAGCGGAAAGAGGTGGCGCGCTTGCGGGCCAGATCGAAGGGGGAGCCTTCCCCGTCCACGTCCTCGACCATGCGGTCATAGTCCGTCAGCCATAGGCGGGGCACCGGGCGGCCGGAGAGCTGGTTGATGGTGGGCCAGCTCAGCGTCAGCAGCATCCCGCTCTGGTACTTCTTGTCGAACGTGTTGTCCGCGTCTCGCCGGGCGATCAGCCGGTCGCCGACCAGCGGCGTGTGGCGGTGCAGGCGATCCACACGGCGGATGCTGAAATCTCGCGCGGTGTCCTGCGCGGTCTGAATCAGCATCATGTCGGCCGGGTCGCAGATGACCGAATAGAGCTGCCAGTTCAGGAACATGTCGGTCTTGCCGCACTGCGCGGGGCCGACGAAGATCATGCCCGTGTACTCGCGGTTGTTGAGCACGTCCATGGGCTCGGTCAGGTAGGGCGTCATGCTGTTTTTCCACGGCCCCACATAGGACCCTTGGTTCTCCAGCTTGCGGTACTTTTCCGAGGCTTGGCTGACCGACAGGCGCTCAGGCGGGCGAACGCCCGCAGCGGCCGAGAGCGCGATGGCTTGCAGCGTCTTAAACGAGACCTCCAAAATCGTCCTCCTCTTCTTCCTGCTCGGGCTCATGCTGGCCCATGGACGACGGGGTTTCCTTGCCCTCGAACTGGGTCACCAGCGAGGCGTAAATCTGGGCTTGCAGCTCATCGGTCTTGCGCACGAGGAAGGCATACTGGGCCGGGGTCACCCCGATCTCGCGCTCCATGTCGTCGGTCCAGAGCTGGATGGCAAACTTGATCGCTTGGAAGGTCTCGCCGAAGGCGGTCATCACGTCTTCCGTGTGCCATAGCTCCTTGGCGTTGACCTCCCACTGCTGGCGCTTCAGCAGGGCCGACCAGTAGCTCTCGCGCAGGACTTCCGGCAGGTCGTCCTTCTTCAGCTCCTTGAGGTACTTGGCGATGTCAACCTGCGGCTTAATCAGGTAGCTCATGGCCTCGGCCAGATCGTAGACGATCAGCGCGCCGACCTTGCGGCTGGGGCAACGCGCGAGCTTGACGCGCACCGTGCCGACCGAGGATCGCAGCGCGGCAGCGAGCCATGTGGCGGTGACGCCGTTGCCGACATCGCCGATGTCTAGGTGCGCCGGGGCCTTGCCTTGCGCCTTCAGGGTCTCGCGCAGCTTCCGCTCGACGGAATCGCGGTGATGACGGGGTGCCTCGGTCATGCGGCCATTCTCCAGTATTCGCTCACGCGCTGGGCCTCTTCGACCCGGACGCGGACGTGATCGGTAATTCGGTCTTGGGTCATGCCCTTGGTTTCCAGCACGTCGGCCATGCGCTCATCCACGGTTCCCTTCGCCAGCAGCCGGTGCAGGATCACCTTGTCTGCCGTCTGGCCGGAGCGGTGCAGGCGCTTGATGAACTGCTGGTATAGCTCTAAACTCCAAGTCAACCCCATCCAAACTTGGATGTTGCCGCCATGCTGGAAGTTCATGCCGTGCCCGGCGCTCGCGGGGTGGGTGAGCATGAGCTTGATGCGACCGGCGTTCCAGTCCCGGGTATCGTTCTTCCCTTCGCCGAATACTCGGACAAACGGGTATCGCTTCTTAATGGCCTGCATGTCAAACTTGAAGCTGTAGGCCATCAGGATCGGCTGGCCCATGGCCTCGGTGATGATGCTGTCCAGCAAGTCGAGCTTGGCCGTGTGGATGGCCTCAATCGTGCCGTCGTCCCGATAGAGCGAGCCGTTGGCGAGCTGGAGGAGCTTGTTGGTCAGCACGCCGCCGTTGGCGGCCTCCAGATCGAACTCCTCCAGCACCATCTCTCGCTCGAAGCGCCGGTATTGTTCCATGGCTTTGGGGGGCAGCGTGCAGTAGTGATCCACCGTGATCCGGGGCGGCAGCGACAGGTAATCCTCTTCCTTCAGGCTGAAGAAGACATCCTTGATCGCGTCCATGATGTCTTCCTCGGCGTTGCGCCGGGGATAGTGCTTCCGCTGATCGAGGTCGTAGTAGAAATACCGCTCAAGGAAGGCGCTCTTGCTCTTCTCCAGTCGGGGGAACCGCTCATTGCAGTCGCCGATGAAGATCGGCCCCCAGAGGTCGATCAGGCCGTTGACAGCCGGGGTCCCTGATAGCTCGACAACGCGCTTGAACTTGTAGCGCATCTTGCGCAGGATTCCGAACTCGCTCAGGTTGCGGTGCGCGGCCACCGTGCCGTCCTTGCGCTTGGTCGGCGTGGTTCGCTTGTTGCCCGCTTTGAGGCGGCTGGCCTCATCATAGATCAGCATGTCGTAGTCGAACTTCAGCGACCCCAGATACTTCTGGAGCCAGACGATGTTCTCGCGGTTGATGATCGTTACGTCGGCCGGGTATTCGAGCGCCGCCTTGCGTTGCTCCAGATCGCCGGTCACCACGCGATAGGTCAGATGGCGGGCAAAATCCCACTCGGCGATGGCGTCGGGCCATGTGTCCTCGGCGACCTTCAACGGGGCGACGATCAGGGGCCGCTTGACTATGCCGTCGTTCATCAGCCGCACCATGGCGCGCAGGGTCGCACCGGTCTTGCCCAGACCCATCTCGGCGGCGAGGAAGACGAACGGGAGATCGTAAATCAGCTCGCTCATCCAGCCCTGATAGGACCGGAAATCGCGAAGCGTGCGGATCACACGAGGCGGGCCTTCGATAAGCTCGATGGCCCGGAGATCAAACGGGCGCTTGGTGATGACTTCGCCAGTTTGTTTGTCGGTCTTGGCCATATTAACCCTAGGATTTCACACGCATATTCGATGCTGTCCACGAAGTATGCTTCGCCGCCGTGGGCAAGTATCCGGTCACGCTCGCGCGTCTGGAGCGTTGACCCTCTCGGGATTTTGCCCGGCCGCTTGAACTCGATAAAAACCACCCGTCCGTCCTTGATGAACAGCCGATCCGGGGCTCCTCTGCGCCCGGGATACTGGAGCTTGCGGACGAACCAGCCCTGCTCTTCGGCGACATGGCAGACCGGACCCTCGATAGCGGACTCAAGCAAGAGCTTCGTCCAACTTCTTCAGATGCTCGGATAGGGTCTGGCGGGCAACAATGTGACCTGACACGGAGACCTCGAACGCCGTCTCCTCGGGGTCGATGTCGGTTTCCTCTATCACTTTCCTCAGCCAAAGCCGGGATGCGGCCAGAAGCTCTTTGTCGGTCATAGCTAGTCCTTCATAAAGACCTTGGAGGTGAACCCGGCCGAGCCGAGCGGCAGATCGGGAAAGCCGTCGCGGGCGAGGCTCCACCATGGGTTGACGCCCATGCAGTCCTGAAGGATTTCCAGCTCCTCGGCCGCGCGCTCTTCCTTCACGAGCGCCACGATCTGGTCGTGGACGTGCAGCCGGATGTCCAGACCGTGGTCGCGCTTCGCGAGCTTGATCCCGTGCGCCAGCAGATCACGGCTGATGGCCTGCACCACGTTCTCGGTGAGCTTGCCGCCATGGGTGCTGATCCGGGTCCACTGGTTCTTGTCGTTCAGGCCCTCATAGGTGACCGTGGGCTTCTTCTCGCCCCATGGTGCCATGACCTCTTCGACCCGGGGCCGAACGTAGTAGAGGGGCCGCCCAGACGGCAGCACGATGAGCAGGAAGGGCGACTCCATCCGAAACTCGAACAGGCCCCACTTCGAGGGCTTGCCGGTCAGGACCACGCGCTTGACCTCGCGCTCGATACCATACCAGAAGTCGGGGACCTCCTCGAAGGTCTCGCGGAAGACCTTCACCGAGAGGGCTGACTGCTCTTCGGTGAAGTCCTTGATCCCCATGTTCCAAGCGTAGCCGAGCAGGCCCGTGGCCTCGATCTCGCCGGTCTTGTAGTTGGTGATCTGCTTGCCCGGCCCGAGCTGGTATCCGCAACCCAGAACACCGGGCTTGCTGATCGTGCGTTTTCGGCCGTCACCAGCCTTGTACTCGGCGTAGTATTCCTCGTAGGTGCCGCCCGGAAACAGGTGCGTGGCGAAGTCCACATAGGGGTCGCGCTTCAGCTCGAACACGTTCAGGATTTTCGGGCAATTGGAGACCCAGCCGAGCCCGCGATTTTCGATGGCGTTCAGATCGGCGTCGGCGAACAGGTAGCCCTCCGGTGCCTGCGCTGCCGGGCGAACGCCTGCCGCCAGTGCGTCCATGGGCTTGGCGTAAACCTGATCCATGGCTTCGGGGGCCATGTATTCGAGGTGGTAGGCCACCTCCTCGATATGCTTCTCCAGATATTTCTCGGGCTTGGCGAGGTTCTGGGGCTGGTAAATGCGGCCACCCCAGCGACCGGTGCGCTGAGCACCGTAGAACTGGAGCGTGTTGCGGATCACACCGGCTTCCCGGTCGGCGGCTCGCTGGAGCGCCGCATACTTGGCCGGGGCCGCCTTGGCGGCCTCTAGGCGCAGCTCCAGCACCCGCTGGAGGTCGTTCGCCTCATCCGCAGTGGCGTGCTGCTCGCCGAAGCCTGCGACCTCATCCTCGGACGCCGTGCCGTGCTGGGTGATGAGCAAGGGCTTGTTGCCCTCGATCAGCTCGCCGACGCTTACGCGCGCCCGCTCGATGTGGCCCTTCTGACAGTCCTCGAACGGGTATCCGCGCGCCTGCATCCATGGGAGGAGCTGGGTGGTCGAGCCCGGGTTGTCGAGCTTGGTGATCTCCTGCATCTGCCGCAGGCGATCCGCCTTGATGAACTCGTAAATCTCATTGGCATTGTCCACCATCTCCATGTTGATGGGGATGCCCGCTTGATTGATCTCCTGATCGATGAACCAGAGCTGCCATTCCTCGGGCGACGGGTTCCAACGCCTGATCTTATGATAGATCGCGCGCTCGGCCACCACGTCGGTGCAGTTGTAGCTGCAATAGCGCTCCCACTTATCGGGCTCCTGCCACCAGTAGACCCGGGTGTCCGGGTTCCGCTTGGTCGGCTTGCGAGGCTTGGAGAACACGCGCATGAGGGCCTTGCCCTCGGCATCCTTCTTCTGGTCTTCCGTCAGCCCGACAACCGCGCCAGCCTTGCCGAGCGAGCCCGGCAGGGACAGCGCCATCGCCATGACCATGGTGTCGCGCCAGCTCTTGATCCTGACCGGCAGCTTGAGCGTGTTCTGGGTGATCTGCATCTCGAAGGGTGCGTTCCACGCGAACTTCACGCAGTCGTCGTCCAGCAGCATGTCCTCCAGCTCGGCGGGCATGAGCTGCTGTTGCGCGTCCCAGTGCTTCACGGGCTCATCTGCCCGCGCGTAGGCCGCCATCAGCACCTCGGTGGAATCGTCCCGCGAGTACCGATCCGACCCGACATCAGACAGGTCGAGATCGGAATAGGTCTCGTAGTCGATATGCGCCCGCCAGAGCTTGCTCACGCTTAGGCGGCCTTCGGCTGTGCGCGTCGGACGATCTCGGTGATGTCGTTAACGAACGCTTCGGTCTGGGCCTCGGTGAAGTTCTGGGCCAGCCAAACCTCCGCTTCCACGTTCCATACCGTCCAACGACCATGCAGGAGGTGGTCGGCGATGACATAGGCGTGTTCAACGGGGACGCCGTGGTCCTCGCCGCAGCATTTCACGGGGCTGGTGTTGCCGTAGCGGGCATAGGGGTCGATTGCCATTGTAGGCTCCTAAAAGAGAGGGAAAGGCAGGGTGATGCGCCACCCTGCCCCCGGCGATCCTTAGACCAGATCGCTTTCGTATTCTTCTTCGGCCTCGGCCTCGGGCTCCATGCCCTCGGTGTCGAGATCATCCGGGCCGAGATCGTCATCATCGAACGCTTCGTTCGGATCGACCACACGGCCACCGGAGAAGGCCGGACCCTTGCGCACGAACTGGATCACCTTGATCTCGCAGTTGACGCGCTTGCCGTGCTTGTTGTCCTGCGCCCAGACGCGGAGCACCGCGTTCACATAGGCACCGGAATAGAGCTTCTTGGTGCCGCCGTTTTCCTTGGTCAGCTCCTCCCACTTGCCGTCTTCGTCCTTCACCCGGTCGATCAGGCCCGGCATTTCATCCGAGTTCGCCGAGACGTAGAAGCAGCCCTCGTAGCCGTCCCAGTTCTCCTCATCGCCGTCGCGCAGGTACACGAGGTTCGGCTTCAGCTTGGGGTGCTTCTTGGGGTCAGCGCCCCACTTCGCGACCTTGGCCTCCTCGCTGGCCTTCTTGCACTTGGCGAGGTTCGCAATGGTCTCGGCGGTGCCCTTTTCCATCAGGAAATTGGCCTTGTACTTGCCCTTGATGACCGCGCCGGTCTCTTCGTCAACCCGGTCCTTCGCGGGCTCGAAAATATCGGCAAATGAGAGCCGCACGTTGAGCAGCTTGAGCTGCCCGATCAGTTTCTTGTCTTCAGCCAATTGTCGGCTCCTATACTAGATCGTCTTCGGTGAGCATGTCGCGGGCGTTTGTGTGCGCCTCACGGCCATCTTGGATGGGCACGAGAGATCGGCCCGGTGGGTCTTGTGTCACGAACTTGGCGAAGGTCTCCTTGAACGCCTTCTTTCCGACCAGAGCCTCGACCTTGGCCGGGGATAGGACCTTCTGGGGCTCGTATGCCTTCTCCCCCAGCCACGCCCGGGCGGTGCTCTCGTAGGCACGCGAGCGCGAGGTGAGCACTTTGCGGGGACCCGCGCGCCCATCCACCACCTTCAGCAGCGGGGTCGGTTTGCCCTGCGCATGGTTGGCTAGGATCAGCTCGTGCAGATCGTCCAGAAACTTGATGAAGCTGCCCTTGTTGAGCCAGATATAGCTCAGGCGCTCGGGGGTCAGCTCGGCCAGATTGGGCAGGTCAGGCGGGTTATCCGGGTTGGCGTCGAGATCGGTGATCTCCATGCCGAACATGTCCAGTTTGTGGGTCACGTAGGCTGGGCACGGCGGCTTGACCACCGTCTCGCCGTCGATCACCGCCTTGCCGCCCTTGCGGGCCTTGCAGTAGCGGCACTGCTTTTCGCCGGGCGTGCGCGGCGCATTGGGGTCGCGCGTCAGCTCGGCCTTGATCTTCACGTCCTCGCCCCATGCGAGGAGATCGCTCATGGTCGTGTGCCAGTCGCCGCCGCCTCCCGGCGCGCGGGGCTGCTCGATCCTTATGTGGACCTCGACGCCATGGGGGTCCATGTCGAAGTGCTTGCCCGCGTAACTGACCCACGAGCCGAGCGCATAGAGCGATGCCTGCTCGTTCCCTTGGGGGTAAACGGGGATGCCGCCATACTTCCAGTCGAAGACCACGATCCGGCGCAGGTTGGGCAGGACAATGCACACGTCGGTCGTGCCGAACTGCGCAGGCCCCAGCCAAGGCACCAGATTGACCTTCTGCTCGACATAGAGCTTGGCATCGGGATCGAGGGCCATCATCTGCTCGATGAAGTCGAAGCCCTCGTACATCGAGACCATCATCACCTCATCATAGGGGATGACGTAGAGCTTGCCGCCAGCTTCGACGGTCGTCTCGGTGCCCAGCTCAATGTCGTGGGGCTCAAGCCCCGCCTTCAGGCAAACCTCGACCCAGCCGTGGAACACGGTTCCCTCGGCGGCCTCGAACCCAGCGTTGTCGGGCAGGCCCTTCTCGGCGTTCGGTGCCCCCACGCAGCGCAGATACTTGGATGCCCCTGACGGGCCGAGGGTGGCGTGCTCGCCAAACTCGGGGGTCCAGACCCACTCCTCAAAGAACTGCATGGTCAAGCGGCGTGTCCCTAAATAGTGCTGACGGCTCGCGCCCGGCTTCGACTGATCCACGCCATTTGTGGGTTCGACCCGCGCTTCACAAAGTCCCCGACCCCTCACGAGGCCGTCAGCGCAACACCACCGGGGGTTAGGAAGCCTACTGAAAAATAGACCCCCCGGTGGTGCTGATGGGTGTTAGACGAGCGATTCTTCGGCTTCGCCTTCTTCGCCTTCATCGGTGGCCTCATCAGCCTGCGCGAACTCGGGCTCGCGACCGGCTTCGTATTCAGCCAGATAGCCAAGGGCCTCGGCGAACAGGGTCGGATCGAGATCGGAAGCCTTGGCAACGCCGAAGTGGGCATTGATCGCCGCGACCTGCTCAAGACGAACTGCGCGCAGGTCTTTGTCCTTGGTCGAGAGATAGCCGCCGAACTTGGCGCGGATGTCATCGATAGTGGGGGCCTTGGGCTTGCCACCGGCAGGCTTAGTCCCTGCGGGCTTCGTACCGGCAGCAGCGCCAGCCGGTTTGGCCCCAGCAGCGGCCCCGGCAGGCTTTCCCGCAGCAGCGGCAGCTCCACCAGCAGCCTTGGCAAGCGGCGCAAGCGCCACGGTCAGCTTGTCGATAGAGGCGATGAGGGTGTCGATCTTTTCTTCGAGCATTGGAACTCCGATGGTCCGATGTTGGGGGGAAGCGAGTACCGGGCTTGCCGTTGTGCTTCTGGAACTAGACCTATCGGCCTAAATCTTGGTTGTCAACTCGGGCTTGTCTGTTTATGTTGCAGGCGATTTCGAGGACACTGATGACCGAAAAGCGCACACGTACGCCGAAGCCCCGGCAGCTCGATGAGCACGGCAAGCCGATCCCGTTTACCCGGCAGAAGTCCGAAGGGAACGCTCTCAAGAAGTTGATGGTTGAGGCGTGTCCCCCGGATGCCGTGACCGGAGCGAAGTCGATCCCCCTCCTCGCCAAGAGCGTCGGCGTCTCCAAACAAGCCCTCGCACATGCGATGGGCCGGAGCACTGTCACGCCGTCGCTCGCGCAGAAGATCGTGGATGTCGCTGACGGCCGGGTCTCCCTGTCCGATCTCGCACCTTTCATTTTCCGGTAAACTATGGTTGCGTCGTAGTCCCTGCGAAAGCTATATTAGTCTGACGCATAATACCTGACACGACGGACCAGACATGTACCCGGACTACACTGACCCCTGTTGGCAGGATGCCAACTGGCGCACGCAGACGCTCCTCCAACTGATGGAGGACTACCGGTTGTCTATTTCGACCGTAAGTGCCCTCACCGACACTAAATATAGTACCGTCGCTTGCTGGCGTAAGTCGGTGGCCCGTCCCATCTCCATCGCCCACCTCAAGGCGCTGATGTTCGAGCTTGGGCGGGGTCTGGTTTGATGGCGAATCACAAAGACACGCTCGTTCACTACGCCATCGGCAAAGGCGCGAACCTCGGCAAAGCCGTCAACAAGGTCTCCTCTTGGGGCACCTTGGTTAAGCTCCTCTCGAAGCCGACCGTCACGCGCGAAAAGCACAAGGAATACCTGAAGCTCCCGCGCGATGAGCAGACCCGGCTGAAGTCCGTCAACGGTTGGATCAGCGGCGCGCAGTGTCAGGGGAGCCTCCGGCGACTGGCAAACGTGCTCCCCCGCGACGTGGGTACTTACGATCTGGACTACCCGTGGGACAGCTTTTTCCCCGACATGAAAAGCGGCATCCACTGGCTCGCCCGGTTCGAGTGCGTGGTCCTTTCGACCCGATCCTCGACCGACGAAAACCCCCGATACCGGGTGGTGATGCCGATGAAACGCATGGTTCGGCCGGATGAGTGGAACGCTCTGGCCCGCATCGTTTCCCTGCGAATCGATTATGGCGGCACGCCGATGGAACAGGTGGACGTGGTTTCGTCACGCCGAGCCCAGATGATGTTCATGCCGACGATCTCGGATGACCAGAAGTACCAATTCCATCATAATGTAGGGGAACTGTTCGATCCTGACGAACAATTCGACTGGTTCGCGGAGCACCACGGCGATTGGCGCGATCTCTCGCAGCTCCCGCTCTACAAGGGCGAGGAGAAGCTGCGCAAGCACGCCGACAAAGCCGAGGACCCATGGCTGAAGCCCGGGATGATCGGGGATTGGTGCCGGGCGTGGCCCATTGAGGAGCTGATCGCCGAGCACCTGTCCGACAAGTATATCCCCGGCGACGACAAGAGCGGCAAGCCCCGCTACTCCTACACGGGGGGCGAGAGCGCCAACGGCGCGGTGATCGAGGACGACGGCCGCTTTCTCTATTCGTGGCACGGGTCCGACCCCGTGGCCGAGCAGCTTGTCAACGCTTGGGACCTCTACCGTATCCACCGGTTCGGGCACCTTGACGACAAGACCAACCTCGAAGCCTCGATCATGGACTGGCCCTCCTCCAAGGCGATGAAGGAGTTCGTCGCCACGGACGCCCGGTATCGGGAACAGCGCACTAAGTCGCGCTATGACCTCGGGGCCATGTTCGATGACGTGGATGTTGGGGAAGCCGACGCCGAGCCGGAGGAAAACCTATCCGCCGATAGCAGCGAGTACACGGAGGCCGAAAAGCCTGCGGACGACGATTTCGGTCTGTCTGACGACGATCTGGCCGCTGCTGATGGTGGTCACAAGGAGCCGCCCAAGGACAAGAAGGGCAAGGACAAGAAGGGCAAGGACAAGGCCGCCAAGAACCCGAACGCCTCGACATGGTTTGGTGAGGAGCTTGAGGTCAACAAAAACGGCGATCTGATCTCCAGCGTCCATAATGTGGCGGCTATCCTCTATAACGATCCGCGCTTCTACGGGAAGCTCCGCTTTGACGAGTTCACCGGGGTGGTCCGGGTATTCGGCGACATCGCGAGCCGGTCGGACAACGTGCCGACTCTCCGCTGTCAGGACAAGGTGTATGGTGACCGCTGGAGCCAGCGAGGCCATATAACAATTCGAGCTATCCTAGCTACGCCGAACGGGGCGGGTAAGGTTGGCTACGGCCTGTCAACGGTCTCTGAGCGTGACATCGCGGACGGCGTTGAGCTGGCCGCCGCGCGCAACAGCTACCACCCGATCAAGGACTTCCTCGAAGCCGAGCCGTGGGATGGGGTCGAGCGGATCGAGCGCATGTTCATCGACTATCTGGGCGTGCCCGACACTGCCTATGCCCGCGAGACGGCCAAGCTGGTGATGATCGCCTCGGTGGCCCGCATTTACGAGCCCGGCATGAAGTTCGACTACGCCCCGGTGCTGCAAGGTCGGCAGGGTGCGCGCAAGTCCACTTTCATCCGCACCCTCTACACCCCTCGGTGGTTCGGTGAGGTGGCGTGCGATCTGGGCGACACGCAGAAGGTGGCCGAGGCCATTTCCGGCAAATGGGGCAATGAGTTGCCTGAAATGACGGCGATGAACAAGTCCGAGGTCAATGACACCAAGGCGTTCCTGTCCCGGCAGGAGGACGTGGTGCGGATGGCCTATGCCCGCGAGGTCTCGGTCATAAAGCGGCAGGCGGTCTTCTGGGGCTCCACCAATGAGGATGTCTATCTCAAGGATCGCACCGGCAACCGCCGCTTCTGGCCGCACCACGTCGCCACGCACTATATCGACACCTCGGCTCTGGCCGAGGCCGTGCCGCAGCTCTGGGCCGAGGCTCTGGCGCTCTACAAGGCCATGCGCGCCATGTATCCCCGCCGCCAGCACGAAGACCTGCCGCTGATGCTCTCCGGCACCGCTGAGCAGCAGGCCAAGGCCGCGCAGGAGGGTGTTCGCGAGCAAACGCTGGATGAAGAGTGGTCGGCGATCCTGAAGGACACCTTTGACCAGCCGATCAAGCTGATCGAGTTCGCCAATGCCTACAAAGCGGACCCGGTTAAGCTGGCCGAGGGCATGAACCCCGATAACGTCTGGGTCAAGCGCGTCGTCTGCACCATTGTTGACGCCGCCGAGGCCCTGAACATCGTCTGGCCCCAGACGAACAACGTCACCTCGAAGAACTTGGCTCGGGCTCTGAAGTCCATGCCCGGGTGGGAGGTCGAGCCAGCGGCCCGGCGCAAGCGGTGGGGCACCGGGACGGCCACATGGTACGTCCGCGTGGACGCCGACCCCATTGACATCAAGCGTGGGTTCGTGGTCACGGACTCCCCGGAACATCCGCACCCAGAGTTCACGGGCGCGGAGTTCACCGAAGAAGACCTCGGCCCGGGAGACCCGGACGATGAAATCGACAACCTAGTTTAAGGACCAGACTATGCCTAACACCCTACCCGCCTTCGCCTACTGCTACATGGATCAGGCCATGTCGCAGTTCGCCACGATCAATCTTTTCACCGTGGTGACCGTGACGCTCGCCTCAGACGAAACCTGTTGGGTCGCCAGCATCGCGGATGGGTCGCGCCGGTACTTCTCCCACGAGCAGTGGAAGGGAATCGAGCAGCGGATGGGCGCACCGTTAGGGGTTGTCTCCCTGCGCACCGAGGTGTGACCTGACCGTGACGCCGCCGTGACCCGGGCGTGACAAATTATTCCCAAGCAAACAATGGGGCTTCAGCATAACGCTGGAGCCCTTTTTTCTGACCGCGTTAACCGCAAACCGCATTAGGTGGGTCGGTCAGCGGGTCAGTGCTAAACCCATGACTTACCGGAGCTTTTGGCGTTCTTGCCGCATTGACCGCGTTCAACCCTCCTAGGAGCAATCCATAACGCGCCGGAAACAGTGTGGTATGATAATACCACCCTCCTCCAGTTGTCTTGTTGGGGTTTTATATAGGTTTTAATGCGGTCAATGCGGTTTACAGGGAAAAAGCGTAACGATCTCAGGGGGCTAACGGTGACCGCATTAAAAAACCGCATTAACTTTTTTAATGCGGCAATGCGGTTTTTTAGGATTTAGGGTCTGGCCCAGCCTCCGCGAAAAAATTGGGGCCGATTTCCCGTGATGAGGGGGTGATCTCGTGTGACCCCCGGCAATCGAGCGACTGGGCGCTCAGGGGAACCCGTTTGCCCGTGTGACCCCCACAAAATCCCCCACACGGGTGTAATGTTGTAACATATGGGTCAATGACCCTGACCTAAAAACTGTCGAGGCCCGGGGCTCCGCGCACCC